AAGCAGCTCGGCGTCCCGGTCATCGCGCTGTCGCAGCTGAACCGTCTCGTCGAGGGGCGGAAGTCGCGGGTGCCGATCCTGTCGGACCTGCGTGAGTCGGGGTCGATCGAGCAGGACGCCGACGTGGTGCTGCTGCTGTCGTACGACCGGAAGACGCCGGCGGATCTGACGGTGGCGGTGGCGAAGAACCGGCATGGGGAGAACGGGGAGGTGTCGTTGATCTGGCAGGGCCAGTTCGCGCGCCTCAGGGACAGGACGTGGTCGCCGCACGGTGCGGTGCCACTCGACGGAGCGGAGGCCGCCTGATGGGCGTGACGAGGACGAAGACCGAGACCATCGCCGACACGTGGGCGGACGACTTCGGCGGCGTGTCCGTCGAGGTCCGCGGCGTGCAGGCGCAGCTCGAGATCGCGGAGGCAGCGCAGTTCCGCGACGAGCTCGACGAAGCAATCAGCGCGGCACTGGCTTGCCGCATCGAGAAGGCCGCCCCGGCGGCAGGAAGCAGGACAGCATGACCACCCAGCAGACCGTCCGCGTCTACTCGAAGCCGAACTGCATGCAGTGCCGGCTGACGGAGAAGTGGCTCACGGACCGGAAGGTCCCGTTCATCCACGACAGCGCCGAGGACGAGGGCGTGATCGCCGCCGCCCACGAGCTCGGCATCAGCTCAGCACCGATCGTCGTCGTGCAGACCCCCGACGAGGAGATGCCCGGCGGGTTCTCTGACCAGGCGTGGGGCGGCTTCCAGCCGTCCCTGCTCGAGCAGCACATCAACACCAAGGAGTTCGCAGCATGACCACCACCATCAGCGACGCCGACGAGCGCCGCCTCAACCTCGCCGTGACGCAGCTCGCAGCCGTCGAGCAGCTCCACCACCGCACCGAGGAGGACGTGCTCCCGTTCGACTGCGTGGAGGGCGAGTGTGATCACGAAGAAGCCGAGCGGGGCGATGAGTGCCCCACCGTGAAGCTGGCGATCTGCCACCACTGCTTCGGCCTCATCCAGGAGATCGACCCCGAGCACTACGTTCCGTCGGACGTGCACTGGCCATGCGCCACCGCCAAGGCGTTCGGGGCGGTGGCCTGATGGCCGGCGAGACCGTGATCACCGTGGTGGGGAACCTCACCGCAGACCCCGAGCTCCGGTACACGCAGAACGGCAAGGCGGTCGCGAACTTCACGATCGCCTCGACGCCGCGGACGTTCGACCGGCAGGCGAACGAGTGGAAGGACGGCGACGCGCTGTTCCTCCGCTCGAGCGTCTGGAACGAGCTCGCCGAGCACGTGTCCGGCTCGCTGACGAAGGGCTCCCGCGTCATCGCGCAGGGACGCCTTCGCCAGCGGTCGTACCAGGACCGCGAGGGCAACCAGCGCACGAGCATCGAGCTCGAGGTCGACGAGATCGGCCCGTCGCTCCGGTACGCCACCGCGGCGGTCTCACGGGCCACCAGCGGCCGAGCGGGAGGCCAGACGGCTGACAACCCGTCCTGGGCCCCGCAGGGCGCTGAGCAGCCGCAGGCGGACACGTGGACGCAGCCGGGCGGCACGTACGACGACGAGACCCCGTTTTAAGCGAAGGGCGAAGATCATGCACGCTGAGACTCCCGTCGCACTGACGACGGACCGGACGCTGACGCAGGCGGAACTCGACGAGGTGCTCGCCGACGTCCGCGACTACCAGTGGGGCCACCTTCCGAACCGGGTGCCCATGTTCTGGGGAGCCGGGGCCGACTGCCCGCACGGGCACGCAGATCCTGACCACCCGGAGCACATCGGGCACTCGTGGCCCGAGGGCGAGGTGCTGTGCCTGCTGCGCCCGGCCGGGTACGGCTGCTCCGAGTGCGAGAGCGACGACTGCGAAGCGGACTCCCGTCGCTCGTGGCTCGTCGACGACATCACCGCCCTCTGGTGGCTCGTCTCCACCGACACCGACACACCCTGGAACGAACGGAGAGCGGCATGACCGACACCATCGAGCTCGACGACGAGACCGCCCTCGCCCTCGCCGCCGCACGAGCACGCCGCACCCTTAACGACGCACCGGGCCTCATCGCGTACGCCCGCAGCCTCGCAGTCCCGTCCCTCGGCGTCATGAGCGACGGCATGCCCCGGGCCACGTCGAAGGAGGCGCCGCTCCCGTTCCGCGCCGACGCAATCGACGACACCGACGACGCGTACGCCCGCATCGTGCAGTGGGTGACGAACTGGGCCGACCGCCTACAGGTCAACCCACCCGCGACCGTCGTCGTCGTGTGGAAGCGCGACGGACAGGAGCAGGGGTTCCGCGCCGAAGCCACCCCAGCCGGCGCCGGGCAGCTGGTGCAGATCCTCGTCACCTGGCTGCTCATCCGGTGGGACGCGATCCTCTCCGACAGCGCCGGACCCGTGTTCATCGACGACGTGAACGACATCTTCCGAGCCCTGTTCGGCAAGTACCCGCGAGCACCACGACGACCCCGCGACGTCCACGCCCGCCAGTGCCCGGTCTGCGGGGAGCACGCGATCGGCGCGGTCTGGCACTCCGAAGACGTCCACGACGTCGCCGTGCAGTGCGAGGCATGCACCTACGAGGTCCCAACGAAGACGTACCAGCAGGTCCTGGATTGGATCGCATGACGGCGGAGATCCTGACCCTCGACGCGGCGGCGAAGCGGATCCGCCGCAGCAAGCGGACCATCAAGCAGTGGGCCACCAACGGGATGGACACGGTGCTCTACGGAGGGCGCCGGTACGTCCGCCTCGACGTCCTCGTGCAGTACGCGGCAGAGCACGGACGACGGCGAGGACGGGCCCGCGACTCGCCGTAAACCTGAACTGCCCTCCCAGTGTGTACACTGGCGCTAGCGAACCTCCACGCCGGGTCACCGGAACGGAGCAACCGAAGGCCCTCACCATCACGGTGGGGGCCTTCGTCGTACCCCCGGTGAGGCGTCGTTGCCCCGGGCCACGGGGCTGATCCGCCCGGCCGTCGGTGGCGAACGGATCCCGGGCCGGTGTTCTTGAGGGAGACGCCGGCCCATGACTTCGGCGGGGACGTCAACGCGGCCGCGCTGACCGCGCAGGACCGCCACAATCCGGACTGACCTGTCACCCCGGAGCGGCACCTGCGTCCCCGCCGTCCACCCGCCATCGTGGAGGTGCACGTGATCTGCGACACCACCGACTGCCCCGCAGGCCAGACCACGGACGAGTTCGGCCGGCCACCCAGCATCGAGCACGGCGGCCTCACTCACTCCGTCCTCGGCGCCACCGGCCACCACCTCCTGAACCGACACACCCGCGGCGAACTACCCGACCACCTGCAGTCGTGGACGCCGGCGGCCCTCGACCGGGCGCACGCCGACCTCACCGCCGAGATCGACCGGACCAGCCGGTACCTCGCCGCTCTCATCGACGCCCGGTACACGGTCATCACCCACGGGGTGGACGGTGTGCCAACACGGTGAGCAGGTCTGCACCTGCCACCGCACACGCACGAACCGCTGGACATCACCTGGCCTCAGGAGGCACCGCATGGCTCAGATCCCCGACCACTACCTCGGCCCCGACGTCGAGCCGGATCGCAGTGACCCCGTCATCGTGGAGCGTGTCGAGGCGGCCGTCGAACTCGCCGAGCAGCGGTACTTCACGGCAAGCGAGCACGCCAGCGTGGTGACGCTCCGCGAGACGATCCAGCAGCTCGGCAGCATCATCGACGTTGTCGTGCCGCCCGGACGGAACAAGGCGCTCGCGCTCACCGCGCTCGAAGACGTGCAGATGCGCGCCAACCGCGGCATCTTCGCGCCCGAGCATCTCAGGTAAGCGCCCAGACGATGGGCGACTTCCTCCGCTACCTGTTCGCTGGCCGATGCCCCGCACGTGCGGTCGAGCACGACGAGGTGTACCACTGCGATGAACGACGCGGGCATGGCATGAAGCACCGCACGGACCGCGGCATGTACGACGTCGTGTGGACCGACCACACCTGGACGGCGTAGTGCCTGTCTGCTCCGAGCCCGGCTGCCCGACCATCACCCCAGCCCGCACCTACCGCTGCCGCACACACCAGCAGGCCAAGGAGCGAGCACGAGGCACACGTCAGGCCAGAGGCTACGACGCCACCCACACCCGACAACGAGCCGTCGCCGCCCGCAACGTCGCAGCCGGCCGCGCACACTGCGCCCGCTGTGGGGAACCGATCGCATCAGCTGAACCATGGGACCTCGGCCACACCGACGACCGCACCAGCTGGACAGGCGCAGAACACCAGCGCTGCAACCGCGCAGCAGGCGGCCGAGCAGCACACCAACCACCCAACACCCCACACCAGTCCCCATAGGCCCGCACACACCCACACAGCACCCGTCACACACCCCACCAAGGGCACACCACAGGCCGAAGGGGTGGGGGATACCCCCTTGTACCAGTACAACCCAGGACCGCCGGGGATCGCTCTCCGACATTTCGAGGGTTCAGAAATTCTCGGGCCGCCCCTGGTTGGCCCTCCCTGATGCGGTCCGTGGCCGCTGAGGATGGTGATTGTCGATGCCTCGTGGAGGTGCTCGTAATCGGTCTGGCCCGCAGGCTGACCCGTCGTCGGAGAGGTCGGAGCAGCGCGGTCTGCAGTTCCGGCTGCTGCCGCGTGAGGGGTTCACCGGTTGCGTGCCGGCGTACCCACTGCCGACGCCGACTGTGCGTGAGCGTGCGCTGTGGAAGTCGCTGTGGCGGACGCCGCAGGCCGCGATGTGGAACGTCGAGCGGTGGCGGGTCTACACGGTGGGCCAGTACTGCCGGTGGGCGGTCCGGGCTGAAGACCAGGATGCTTCGGCGTCGACGCTGGCGCAGGTGCACCGTCTCGCTGACCAGCTGGGACTGACGCCAGCGGGGCTGAAGGAGAACGGCTGGCGGCTCGCCGTTGACGAGCTCGCGCAGCAGCGCACAACCAGCACCCCGGCGAAGGCGCGCACGACGACGAAGGCCGCGGCGCCGACGCGGCGGCTGCGGGCGGTGTCCGAGTGACCGAGTACCTGATCGATTTCCCGACGCTCGGCGACATCGGTGACGCGTGGCTCACGCAACATGCTCGCGTCCCGGACGGCTTCGACCGGGGTCGGGCGCTCGTGCAAGCGGACTGGCAGTTCTGGTGCACGGCGAACCACTACCAGGTGCGTCGTGACGCGGAGTGGATCCCAGAACGGCCGCTGCTGTCGCAGGCGTTCGTGAACCGGCGCTCGCTGATCGTGGGTCCGCAGAAGCTCGGCAAGGGGCCGTGGTCGGCTGGCGTCCTCGCGATCGAGGCGGCCGGCCCCGCGGTGTTCGCCGGGTGGGCGGGCCGCGACGACGGGTGGGCGTGCACGGACTTCGGCTGCGGCTGTGGGTGGGAGTACGAGTACCTGCCCGGCGAGCCGATGGCGATGCGCCACCCGTCGCCGCTGATTCAGGCGACGGCGATCTCCGAGGACCAGGTCAACAACGTGTGGCGTCCGCTGCGCGCGATGATCACCCTCGGCCCCCTGTCGGACCTGCTGCTCCCGCGCGGCGACCACATCAAGATCGCGGGCCAGCTGGACGATTCGGAGCTCGACCGCATCGACAAGGTCACCTCCAGCGCCCTGTCGCGCGTCGGCAACCCGATCTCGTTCGCGCTGCAGGACGAGTCGGGTCTTGCGACGAAGCAGAACAAGATGATCGACGTCTACGACAACCAACGTCGTGGTGCTGCCGGCATGAGCGGCCGGACGATGGAGACCACGAACGTGTGGAACCCGTCGGAGGGCTCGCAGGCGCAGCGCACGTGGGAGTCGACCGCGGAGGACGTGTTCAAGTTCTGGCGGCGCCCAGCTGATCACCTGTCGTACCGGAACAAGCAGGAGCGGCGCCAGATCCACCGCTTCGTGTACTTCGGCTCCCCGTGGGTCGACCTCGAGGCGATCGAGGCTGAGGCTGCGGAGCTCGCGCTGAACGACCCGGCGCAGGCGGAACGGTTCTTCGGGAACCGGGACGTCGCGTCGCAGGGCTCGTGGCTGCAGGATGACGCCCTGTCGGCTTGGGACACGAAGGTGCGGGTTCAGGATCGGCCGAAGTCGGAGCCGGTGTGCCTGGGCTTCGACGGGTCGGACGTGGATGACTGGACGGCGATCCGGGCGGAGACGCTCGACTACCACCAGTTCACCCCGGTCGACTCGACGGGGCGGATGACGCGGTGGAATCCGGCGGAGTTCGGCGGCCGCGTGCCGCGCGCGGACGTGATGGCGGCGTTTGAGCACCTGTTCCGCGAGTACGACGTCGTGCGGGCGTACCTCGACCCTCCGGGGTGGGAGACGCAGGTGTCGGACCTGCAGGGCCGGTTCGGGGAGAAGCGGGTCATCGAGTGGCCGACGTACCGGCTGCGGCCGATGCACGAGGCGCTTGAGCGGTACCGGCGTGACGTCGTCGATCCGCAGTCGCCGCTGACGCACGACGAGGACCGGACCTACACGGAGCACCTCCGCAACGCGGTGATGCGTGGCCGGTCCGGGCAGACGTACATCCTCGGCAAGCCGTCGCAGCACCAGAAGATCGACGACGTCATGGCTGGCGTCCTCGCGCACGAGGCCGTCGCGGACGCGATCGCCGGTGGGGATCTCGGGAAGCGGAAGCGCCCCGCGGTCTCGACCACCTACTTCGCATTCAACTGAGGAGGTCGTGATGGACCAGTCCACCGCGCTCGACTGTCTGACGCGTGCAGCGTACGAGCTGCAGAAGCGTCGGCCGCAGGTCGAGAAGCGGGAGCGGTACGCCCGTGGCGACCAGGAGCTCCCGTTCGCGCCGGTCGGGGTGAACACGGAGTACGTCGAGCTGCAGAAGCAGTCGATCGCCGCGTTCCTCCCGCTCGCCGTCGAGGCCCCGGTGCAGCGTCTCGGGGTGGACTCGTTCCGCACCGGCCTCACGGACGCCGTCGAGGTCTCGTGGCAGCCGACGCCGGTGAAGCCGGACGACGCGCTGTGGACGGGCGCCTGGCAGGCGAACAAGCTCGACAGCCGCCAGTCGATCATCTACCGGTCGATGTTCGTGCACGGCCGCGGCATCGCGTCGGTGTGGCCGAACAAGCTGAAGAAGTCGCGGCCGATCGTCCGCCCGGAGTCGTTCGGCCGGGTGCACATCGAGATGGACCCGGACGACCCGTTCACGCCGCTGTGGGCCGCGAAGGTCTACACGGTGGAGGTGGCGCTGCCGACGTCGCTGGTGATGCCGGCAGGTGTGAGCTCGTCAACGACGAAGACCGTCGGGATCGTCTACGACGCGACGTCGATGATGCGGTTCGAGAAGCAGGGCGGCGAGGCGTTCGGCACGTGGAAGATGATCGCCGAGTCGACGCATCCGATGCGCGCGGTCCCCTTCGCGGTCTACGACTACCGGCCGGACGCCGACGGGCAGCCGTTCTCGGCGGTCGACGGTCTGATGGCGCAGCAGGACGCGATCAACACGATCCGGTTCAACACGCTCCTCGCGATGCAGTTCGCTGCGTTCCGGCAGCGCATCATCACCGGCTTCGACCCCCGCGTGCTCGACAAGGACGGCAACGTCGTCTACAAGACGAAGGAGGACGGGACCCCGCTGCTCGACAGCAACGGCAACCCGATCCCCGTCGTCAGCTCGCCCGGCCGGGTGGGCGTCGACCGCATGCTGGTCTTCCCCGGCGGAGAGACGAAGGTCTTCGACATGGCCGAGTCGAACCTCGCGAACTACATCGCGGTGTACGACAAGTTCCTCTCGGACTTCTTCTCGGTTGCGCAGATCCCACCGCAGTACCAGCTCGGGAAGATGGCGAACCTCTCCGGCGACGCTCTCGCCGCCGCGGAGTCGACGCTCGCGTCGCTGGTGAAGGAGATGCAGCTCGCGGCTGGCGAGGGGCACGAGACCGTCGCCGAGCTCGCCTGGGCCGCCATGGGGCAGCCGTCCGAGCTGCCCCCGGCGTCGGAGACGGAGTGGGGCGACCGCGAGGCCCGCTCGTTCGCGGCGATCGCGGACGCCGTCACGAAGCTCGTCAGCGTCGAGTTCCCGCACCGCGCGGCGTTCGAGATGCTGCCGGGTGCCACGAAGCAGAAGGTCGACCGGTGGATGGACGAGCGCGAGGACGAGAAGTACCAGTCCTCGGTGCTCGGCCAGGCGCTCCGGCCGTTCCAGGACGTCACCGGGCCCGCCCCGGCCGGCACACAGCCGGTCGCCGCGGGTGCGGTCCCGGCGGGAGAACAGGTGACCGATGGCGCTCCCTCAGGCGGCAGTTGACCACTACCAGGAGCAGCAGCGCATCGCTGCTGCGGCTGCGGCGGCTGCTGGCGAGATGTGGTCGACCGTCGGCGACGAGTTCGACCTCGGGTACAGCCAGGTGGCGCAGGAGCTGTTCGCGACGACGATCGACGCGCAGCAGCGCGCCGCCACGTCCGGCGCCGCGTACGTCCCAGCCGTCCTCGACGAGCAGGGCATCGACGCGACACAGCTCGCGGCAGTATCCCCGGCACGGTTCCAAGGCGGCACACCCGACAGCCGGCCCCTCGAGACGCTTCTCGGTCGTGCGCCGTTCATCGCCCGCGACCAGATGCTCGCCGGCGCCGGGACGACGAAGGCCCTCGAGGAGTCCGGGAAGTGGCTGCAGCGGACCGTGCTCGACGTCGTCCGTGACGCTGATCGGCAGTCGGTGCAGGCGTCCATGGCGACGACGAAGGTCCGGACGACGTGGACACGCATGCTGAACCCGCCGTCGTGCCGGTTCTGCATCATGCTCGCCGGGAAGGTCTACCGCTGGAACCAGGGCTTTCGTGCGCACCGCTCCTGCGACTGCCGGCACGTCCCCACGCAGGAAGCGATCGCCGACGACCTGACGACGGACCCATACCGGTACTTCGAGTCGCTGAACAAGGCGCAGCAGGACAAGCTGTTCGGGAAGAACGACGCGCAGGCGATCCGTGACGGCGGCGACTTCTACCGGATCTCGAACACCCGGTTCCGTGGCCTGTCCGACGACGCTCTGAAGATGAACGGGTCCCGCCGCGGCTGGCAGTCGCGCCGGTGGGACTCCCCATCGAAGATGTCCGTCGATGCTGTCTACGACGCGGCGAAGGGCGACCGGGCGCTCGCCCGGAAGCTGCTCGAGGACAACGGCTACGTCACCGGCCCGCAGGTCGGCGGCGGCAACCTGAAGGGCAACCACCCCGGCGGCCAGTTTGGCGACTTCGGTGCCGGCCAGGCGGGCCGCGGCGGCACCCGCATCGGCGCGACGCAGGCGTACCGGCAGGCGGTTCGCACCGGCGTCCGCGACCCCCTCGACCCGGCGACGCAGACCGCGGCCGAGCGACGGCTGCACACCGCCGTGATGCGCAAGGAGGCGGTCGACGCCGGCCGGAACCCGTTCGGCCGCGGCCCGCTGACCGCAGCGCAGCGGGAGGTCGTCGCGCGTGACTACGCGCGGCAGGTCGCCCGCATCGACGATGCGAGCGACCGCGGGCAGCTCAGCGAGCTCGCTCGCATCCTCGGCATCCGCCGATGACTTCCGACGCCGCCTCGGCGCCGGTCCACGATGCCGGCCCTGCCGGCGAAGGGAAGCACGATGACCACGACGAAGACCACTCCGGTGTACGGCCGGATCCCCGCACACCTCGACCCGTTCGGCCTGATCCTCGGGCAGACCGTCCCGCGGACCCCGTTCCTCCGGTTCGAGGACGAGGGCGGCAGCGGCGCGGGTGCCGGCGGGACGGGCGGCGAGGGTGGCAGCGGGTCCGGCGAGGGCGGAGCGAGCGGTGACGACAAGCCGCTCGGTGAAGCCGGGCAGCGAGCGCTCGAGCGGGAGAAGGAGCGCCGACGCGAGGCCGCCGACGCGCTGAAGCCCTTCGCCGAGCTCGGCATGAGCGCCGAGGACCTCGCGAAGCTCATCGAGCAGAACGACCCGAAGAACCCCGAGCGCATCGCGAAGCAGGCCGCCACGCAGGCCACGAGGGACGCCGAGACCCGGCTCTCCACCGTGCTGCGCACCTCGGCGATCCGCGAAGTCGCCGCGACGTCGAACTTCTCCGACCCCGCGGACGCCCTCGCGATGCTGCCCGCCGACAAGGTCGCCGCCCTCAAGGTCGACCTCGACGCCGGCACCGCCGACACCGCGGGCGTGAAGGCCCTCCTCGACGACCTCGCCAAGGCGAAGCCGTACCTCCTCAAGACCACCGACACCACCGCCGACCACCGCCTCGCGGGGATCGGCGCGAGTGGCGGTACCGGCACCGCGCCGGAGACCGCCCCCGGCACCCCGACGCTGCGCGCTGCGTACGCCGAGTCCGCCGGGCGGCGCAAGTAACCGCTTCCAGCACCTGCTGAGGAGCTCTACCCCAGAAAGGAGACAGCGCACATGGCTGTCACTCTCCCCCAGGCGGCGCTCCTCTCGCAGGACACGCTGACGCGCGGCGTCATCCAGACGTTCGTTCAGACGTCGCCGATCCTCGACCGCATCCCCTTCCTCGAGATCGAGGGCAACGCGTACCGCTACAACTCGGAGGGCACGCTGCCCGGCGTCGCGTTCCGTGGCGTCAACGAGGCGTACGTCGAGTCGACCGGCACCGTGAACCAGGCGTCCGAGGGGCTCGTCATCCTCGGTGGCGACGCGGACGTCGACACGTTCATCCAGAAGACCCGGTCGGACCTGAACGACCAGCGCGCCGTGCAGACGGCGATGAAGGTCAAGGCCGCGTCGTACAAGTACCAGGACGCGTTCTTCAACGGCGACGTCACCGTCGAGCCGAAGGGCTTCGACGGCCTGAAGAAGCGCCTCGTCGGCGGCCAGGTCATCGACGCCGCGACGAACGGCATGGACATCGTCGCCGCCGGCCACGACTTCCTGGACGCCCTGGACGCGCTCCTCGCCCTCACGGACGCAGACGTGATCTACGGCAACAAGAAGGCGATCGGCAAGGTCAACAGCGTCCTCCGCCGACTCGGCGGTGGCGACTGGATCACCGAGGCCGCAACCGGCAAGCGCGTCCCGACCTACAACGGGATCCCGATCCTGGACCCGGGCAAGACCGCGGCCGGCGTCGACATCCTGCCGCAGACCGAGACCGTCGGCACGGCGTCCGACACCAGCTCGCTCTACGCCGTGAAGTTCGGCCAGGACGAGGGCGACGGCGGCGTGACCGGCCTCACCAACGGCGGCGTCTCCGTGCGCGACATGGGCGAGGTCGACGACAAGCCCGCGTTCCGCACCCGAATCGAGTTCTTCACCGGCCTGGCGGTCTTCGCCGGCTCCGCTGCCGCGCGGCTCCGCGGCGTCAAGTAGTCCGCCGAGCGACGAGGAGCAACCGCATGACCACGCAGAACGAACCGCTGTCGACCACCCTCGACAGCGACACCACGAAGCCGTCCGTCACCGCGCCCGGCGACGGCCCGGCGGACACGACCGACCCGACCGAGTTCGCGACGTCCGTGACGCCGCAGCCCGGCGACGAGGCGGTCGCCGCCGGCACGGTGAACGCCGTGAAGCCGGTCCCGAAGAAGGCCGCCGCGAAGTCCTCGACGAAGCCGCGCACGGAGAAGTACACCGCCGCCCGGCCCGACGGCTCCGAGGTGAAGGTCACCCGCAACATCGAGACCGGCGAGACCACGGTCGACGAGTCCTGACGATCGGAGCGCGCTCATGGCTGACACCACCGCCGAGACCCCGGCCCTGCCGGCGGACCTCGAGGACGTCCGCAACTCGTTCGAGCGCGCCCTGACCACGGACGAGGCGCGCGTGATCCCCGCGTGGCTCGGGACCGCCTGGCGGAAGCTGCAGAAGGCGGTCCCGGGCCTCGCCGGTCGGCTGGCACTCGAGGACGGCCCTGCCGCCCTCGACCAGGACGACGTGAAGGACGTCCTCGTCGCGATGGTCGAGCGGAAGCTGCGGAACCCGGACATGCTCCGGACGTTCAACGGCGACACCGCTTCGTTCACCGTCGACAGCGAAGCGTCCGCCGGGAAGATCTACGTCACCGACGAGGAACGGCTCGCGCTCGGCATCCCCGACCGCGGGTCGAGCGGCATGTACTCGATCCAGCTCGAGAGGTCGTGATGGTCTCCTCGACGTACCTGGCGATCGCCCGGCGCCGCGAGGAAGCCGGCATGACCGACTCGTGCACCATCACCCGCGGGACGACGAGCGGGGACCCGGACCCCACGACCGGGACGGTGCCCGTGGCATCGACCCCGATCTACTCCGGACCCTGCGAGTACGTCGCCGCGAACACCGAAGCCCGCACGGTCGGAACCGGCGGCCGAGACCTGGTGGAGCAAGGAGCCGTGCTCAAGCTCCCGGTCGACGCCGCCGGCTCCGCAGCCGTGCGCCCCGGCGACCACGCGGTCGTCACCCTCAGCAGCCACGACACGACGAGCGACCCTGTCCTCGTCCGTGTCGATGGCGGCCATCACCAGACAGTCGCCGTCTCTCGGCGGATCCCCGTCACGGAGGTGCTGCGTGGCTGACGACGAGTTCTTCATCGACACGCACCGCCTCGACCAGGTCGCCGTCGCCCTCGGCAACGTGCCGGGCGCGACGCTGCCGAAGGTCCGCTCCGCGGTGCAGTTCAACTCGAACCTGGTCAAGCAGGACTGGCGGAAGGCGCTGGCCGGCAACCGGTACGCACCCCGTGTGCCCTTCTCGATCACGTACTCGACCATCGAGCTGCCCGATGCCATCACGTCGGAGATCGGCGCGGAGAAGGGCACCGGCAAGCAGGGCGGTGTCGCGTTGCTCCTCGAGTACGGCGCCCCCAGGAAGAAGCTCGCCCCGCGCGGCTACGGCATGCACTCCGTCCAGGACAACCTCGACGACCTCGAGAAGGGCCTCCGGAAGGCGATCGAGGACGGCCTCGCGGCGGTGAACCTATGACCGCCGCGCCCGACGACTACGCCGAGACGGTCTCGTTCCGAGACACCATCCGGACGATCCCGCAGCTCATCGGCCGCGTCGGCCTCGGGCAGGCCCCGGAAACACCCGACGGGAAGCCGCTCGACGCGGCAGTCCCGTACGCCGTCATCTACGGGTCCCGCACGGACGAGAGCACGGACCGGTTCGCCGCGGCCGCGTGGCGTCGTCGGCCTTCGTGGATCGTGCACGGAGTCGGTGCGACTGAACTCGCAGCCGTCGCCGCGCTGGGGTGGATCGACGACCGGCTCCGGCCGGGCCCGTTCCGCCGCGGCATCACCATCCCGGTCCCCGGCCGGCGCACCTCCCCGGTCGCTCGCCTCGAGCGGCCCGGCAACGCCGAGGACGACGCCGCCGAGCCGTCGGTGTGGTCCGCGATCGCCGTCTACGGCTTCGAGTCCGACCCCGCCTGACAAGGAGAACACCATGCGCAAGCAGCCCATCGTCGAGCAGGTCGACGTCGTCATCGGCCCGAAGGACGACGAGCGCGTCGTCACCGTCGCGAAGGCGACCGCGGACCGCTGGCCCGACGTCTACCGGCCCGCCACGACCGCCGCCGGCAACCAGACCGCCGCCGCGAAGCGAGCGAAGGACACCCGCGGGAAGGACCCGGCCCCGATCACGGACGCCGCTGACCTCCCGACCACGGGCGACACGACCACGGCGACCGCCGCGGCCGACACCACTGCCGGGACGTCCGGCGTGACCACGGAAGGAGTCACGTCGTGACTCGCGATCTCATCCTGCCCCCGAGTGTCGACGTCGACAGCAACTTCGCGCTGCTCGCCGCCCCGAAGTCGACCATCCTCACCTGGCCGCCGAAGTTCAGCGACGTGATCGCCGACACCACCGTCGACATCACCTACTCGCTGACCACCGACGGGTGGACGCATGGGAAGTCCCAGGACGTCACCACCGACCCCCGGTTCTCGCTCCGTGAGAACCTCGGCGGCTTCGGCCCCGTCACCCACACCCCGTCGCTGACGTACGTCTACGGCAGCGACGAGGACATCGCCGACCCCCTGCTGCAGGAGGACGAGGAATACGTCCTCTTCGCCCGGTACGCGACGCCGTGGGAGCAGGAGTTCGCCGCCACGGACAAGTTCGACGTCTTCGGCGTCGTCGCCGGCACGAAGGTCCGCAACACCGCGGCCGGCGGGAAGTTCACGAAGACCCAGGCGCTCGCGCCGCGTCGTCGGGTGCTCGAGGACCAGGTCCTCGCCGCCGCCTGACGGTGACACACGTGCGGGCGGCGGTCCTTTCCGGGAGCCGTCGCCCGCACCCCTTCTTCCCTCATCCCGGATCGATCCCGGAAGGATTCACACCATGGGCAACATCGCGAAGGCCCGCCAGAGCTACAAGCCGCCGACGGGCACCGTCCGCATGGTCCTCGACGTCGAGCTGTCCAAGCAGCGCAACCTGCTCCTGAAGCAGATCAGCGACGCGAACGACCACGCCGACGAGCTACGCCGAGAGGCCGGCGACCGGCCCGTCACCCCGAAGCTGAAGAAGGCGAACGACGAGGTACTGCGCCTCAACGAGGAGCTGCAGGCGCTCGAGGAGCGGGAGCGGGAGCACGTGCACACGCTGCACATGACGAAGCTGCCCGGCATCGAGTGGAACGACATCGCCGACAAGTTCCCGCCGCGCATCGACGTGCAGCTCGACATCGACCTCGGCTACAACCACCACGCCGTGTCGCTCGTCGCCGCGCGGGTGAACACGGTCGACGTGAAGGAACCCCTCGCCGAGGGCGAGCAGCGCGACGAGGAGGGGACCTACGCCGAGATCGACGGCGTCGTCCACCACGCCGAACCGCTCGACGACGACGACTGGAACTTCATCGAGGAGATCGCGTCCGGCTGGGACATCGCGAACCTCGTCAACGTGCAGCTGAACCTCAACGTGCTGCAGGCATCGAACCGACTGGGGCGCCTGAAAAAAGGCTGACCGAGGACCCCACCCTCCGCCGGACCGTCGAGCTCTCACGAGCGATGGGCGTGTCCGTGCGGAGGCTGCAGGGGTGGGAGCCGTCCGAGCGGACCGTGTACGTGTACGGGTCCGACGGGCGGCTCTCGTCGTCCACGACGACCCTCGAGTCCGAGTTCGGCCCGACCGACGTCGAGTGGCTGACCGCGCTCCTCGACGTCGAGCGCGAGACCGGACCGCACGGCTTCCTCATCTCGGAAGCCACCGACCCGGACGCCGACCCTGATCTGCCGGGTTCGCACTACCGGTTCATGGCCGGCACGCCGCAGATGTCGCCGGAGGGCGGCGTCGTCTGGTCGCCGACCTACGACCTCGCCGAGCGCGCCATGCAGCACGCGGTGTCACGGGTCCGCGGCGAAGACCCGGACCCGCACGCCGGTCTGATGATGCCCGTCCACCGGGTGCGTGTGCAGCCGAAGAAGGACCGCGTCCGGAAGCGACGCGCTGCTCCACCGCCCCCGACCGCTTGACGCCTCCGGGCAGGAAGCAGGTGCCCCTTGGCGAACGGTAGCGATCGCAGCATCATCCTCGAGATCGGCGCCAAGATCGGCGGGTTCGTCACGGCGATGAACCAGGGGCAAGCCGCCGCGACGAACTTCACGAACCAGACCGTGCGCGGTGCGGCCGCCGCGGCCCGGGCGCTGCACAAGCAGCGGGAGGCCGCGGAGTCCCTCGCGAAGCCGCTCCTCGCTGTGGGAGCGGTCGCTGCCCTCGCGGTCGGCGGCGCGATCAAGGCGTATGCGGACTTCGACGAGAAGATGTCGTCGGTCAAGTCGCTGTCGCACGCGACCGCCGACGAGATGCGGGAGCTCAAGGAGGCTGCGCTCACCACGGGCACGGCGATCGGCTACTCCGCGACCCAGGCGGCGGAAGCCGAGATCGAGCTCGTGAAGGCCGGCACCTCGGCGGCTGACATCACCGGCGGTGCCCTGTCCGGTGCGCTGAAGCTCGCTGCGGCCGGTCAGATCGACGTCGCTGACGCGACCGAGATCGCCGCCTCGACGCTCGCCCAGTTCGGCCTCAAGGGCAAGGACGTCACGCACATCGCGGACCTCCTCTCGGCTGGCGCCGACAAGGCGCTCGGTGGTGTCTCCGAGCTCGGTGAGGGCCTGAAGTACATCGGCCCCGTCGCGGCCGCCGCGCACATCGGTCTTGAGCAGACCGTCGGTTCCCTGGCCCTGCTCGCGCAGAACGGCATCATGGGTGAGCAGGCGGGCACCAGCCTCCGCGGCATCCTCCTCTCGCTGACGGCCCCGTCGAAGGTCGCGGCGAAGGCGATGCAGCAGTACGGCATCGAGGTCTACAACGCGCAGGGCAAGTTCATCGGGTTCAACGGCGTCGCCGAGCAGCTGAACAAGAAGCTCGGCACGCGCAAGGACGCAGAGCGCGACGCGGCCCTCGGCACGATCTTCGGCAACGCGCAGATCACCGCCGCGACCGTCCTCATGAAGGGCGGCGCGAAGGAGGTCGACCGGTGGACGAAGGCCGTCAACGAGCAGGGCTTCGCCACCGAGCAGGCCGTCGGCAAGATGGACAACCTCAACGGCGACCTGACGAAGCTGAAGGCATCGTTCCTCACCGCCGGCATCGTCACCGGTCAGGCCGCTGACGGTCCGCTCCGCACCGCGGTGCAGGTCATCACCGACCTGATCGACACCTACAACGAGGCACCCGGCGCAGTCCAG